CCCAGTGCTACATACGGTCTGCACACACCCCACCATGACTCACCTATAATTTTCTGTGCTGTTTTTGGTATGGGAAGCCTTATGTTGTATGGGTTTTACTCATGTGACACAAGTCACATAAAAATAAATCAATACCAATGCGTTACGGGGTAACCCATAATGGGGTTAGTATAAGTGTATGGTTTAATATTATAGCGTTCCCTGGCGGAACGCAGAATGTACTAAATACGCATCGCCTGGCGCGATGCTTTATATGTAGTTTTTATTGTCTATTTATTACGAGGTTATTATGTCCGCGAAGAGTGGCGAGAACCATCACTTCACAGTACGGCGCGAACAGGACCAGGCTGCGTTCCTAGCCTCTGTAGCCTCTGGTATTGACGAACATGCCGCGCTTGCTCTGACTGGGCGTAAACTGCCTGCGCTCAAGACCTGGCTCCGAGAAGGTAAGTTTGCCTCGCGCCTAGAAGCCGCGCGGACTGAATCCAATAAACTATTCGGCGAGACCCTAGCCTCTGGCAAGAACATTGACTACGCTACCTTCTCTAAGGAGTTCCTGAACTCAGAGGTATTCCCCCACCACCAGTCCTGGATTGATGTTCTTGAGGGTAACCAGCCGTCTTGGATTCATGAGTCTATGACCTATGAGCCTGGCAATCGCCGTAGGCTTCTAATTAACGTACCCCCCGAGCATGCCAAGTCTACAGTCCTAACGGTAGGTTACGCCACCTATCGCATTGCAATGGACCCAAACATCCGTATTGTTGTAGTTTCCCAGACTCAGGCTCGCGCCAAAGAATTCCTCTTCTCTATCAAGCAGCGCCTCACCGAGCCTAACTGGGCTAAGTTGCAATCCGTCTATGGACCTGCTGGAGGCTACCAAGCCACCGCAGACCAGTGGACACAGGACCGCATCTACCTAGAGCGCGACTCTGGCGAGAAAGACCCTACCGTTCAGGCTATTGGTATGGGTCAGCAGATTTACGGTACCCGCGCCGACCTCATCATCCTAGATGACGTTATCACCACAACGAATGCCCACGAGTGGGAGAAGCAACTTAACTGGTTGCAGAAGATGGTTATCACCCGTGTGGGTGCTACAGGTACTTTGGTTATAGCAGGTACCCGTGTATCCTCCATAGACCTCTATAAAGAAATCCGCAATCCAGAGAACTGGTCTGGAGATAAGTCCCCATTTACCTATCTGGCTATGCCAGCGGTTCTTGAGTACTCAGACAAGCCCGAGAACTGGGTAACCCTCTGGCCACACTCAGACCGTACGTGGGATGGGGCCGACCCCGAATACGACTCAGAACTTTTAGTACAGGATGAAGATGGATACTACCCCAAATGGGATGGCAAGCGGCTCTTCCACAGGCGCAGTGAAGTTAACCCTTCTACTTGGGCTCTTGTATACCAGCAACAAGATGTGGAAGAAGACGCAATCTTTCCGCTCATCTCTGTTAACGCGAGCATCAATCGCATGCGTAAGCCTGGTATCATCAAGCCAGGTACTCCAGGACATCCCCGAGATGGACAATGGGTAACCATATTAGGATTTGACCCAGCCATGGTAGGTAACTCTGCTATGGTAGCCTACGCCGTAGAACGGCAAACAGGGCGACGTATGGTACTAGATGTGTTTAACATGACAGAACCTACACCAGCAAAGATTCGTAACCTCATTGAAGAATGGGTTACTAAGTATAACCCGATAGAGATTCGTATTGAAATCAATGCGTTTCAAAAAGCCTTCGCGCTGGATGAAGACCTCCGCATGTGGCTTGCCAATCGGGGTGTCCGATTCAGTGAGCAATTCACTGGCAAGAACAAGTGGGACACAAACTTTGGCGTTGCTGGTATGTCTGGGTTGTTTGGCTCTATCCGTGAGGGTAAGCATCAAAACGATAATCTGATAGAACTACCAGATAATACTAACGAACACATTAAGGCTCTGGTCAACCAGTTAATTACTTGGAAGCCAGATACTAAGAATAAGACCGACTGCGTTATGGCTTTATGGTTTTGTGAACTGCGGGCAAAAGAACTTGTCCAGCAATCAGGAAGCCGCATCTACCACACCTACAACAGGTACGCGACACGTCGCAATGAAGAGCAACGTATGGTCTTTGACTTAGACGAACTTGCTGCAGAACAATCTATAATCTACATTTAGGGTTACAATGCTAACTATCGAACAAATCACCAACAAGGTAGTGTCCTTACAGGAACGCTACTCTTCACGTGACCAACGCATGCGCGACATCACTATGGTTCGCCGTGGCAACATGGAATCCGTGGCTCCAGATATGTTCCCTGAGGGAATCTCTAAGCCAATGATTGCCAACTTCGTTGACGTTGTTGCTCGAGACTTAGCAGAGACCCTAGCCCCACTACCATCGTTTAACTGCTCAACGGTTAACAGCACAAGTGATTCTGCTCGCAAAGCATCCGACAAGCGAAGCATGATTGCTAATAACTATGTTCAGAATTCTGGGTTACAAACTCAGATGTACACTGGAGCGGACTGGGTATTTACTTATGCCTACATGCCCATTGTTGTAGAGCCTGACTTTGAGGCTCGTATGCCACGTATCCGTATAGAAAACCCAATGGGTGCTTACCCTGAGTATAACCGCTATGGAAAGTGCGTATCATACACAAAGCGTTACCTGAAGAGTATACGGGAATTAATTGTAGATTTTCCTGAATACGAATCACTTATTGTAGGTAAACTTGGTCATCAAAACCAAGACCTAAACACCGAACTAGATGTCATGCACTATCAGGATAAAGACCAAATCGTCATGTTCCTGCCACAGCGCGACTCACTGGTGTTGCGTAAAGCAAAGAATCCTTTAGGCAAACTATCCGTTGTTGTACCTCGTAGACCAGGTATTGACGTAGATGACCCTCGTGGTCAATTTGACGATGTGCTATGGGTGCAGATTGCACGAGCACGCTTTTCCCTTTTGGCAATGGAAGCAGCAGAGAAATCTGTACAGGCTCCACTTGTCGTTCCTCAAGATTTGCAAGAGTTTGCATTTGGTCCTGATGCAATCCTTCGTACTAACAACCCTGCAGGCGTACGCCGTGTAGGACTAGAACTACCTACTGGTGCATTTACCGAACAGCAGATTCTGGAAACAGAAATGCGTATGGGTTCACGTTACCCAGAAGGTCGCTCAGGAAACATGGATGCCAGTGTAATTACTGGCTCTGGTGTCCAAGCCCTTATGGGTGGCTTTGATTCTCAAATCAAGGCTATGCAAATGATTCTTGGCGAAGCAATGGAAGAAGTTATTGCCCTTTGTTTTGAAATGGATGAGAAATTATTCCCAGGCGAGAAGAAGCAACGCGGAACCTTTAACGGTGCACCGTATGAATTTAAGTACGATTCAGAAAAAGACATTGCTGGTGACTACACCATTCAAGTTCGTTATGGACTTATGGCTGGACTTGACCCATCACGTGCACTTATCTTCTCACTACAGGCTTTACAAGCCAACTTAGTATCCCGTGATTTTATCATGCGAGAGTTACCATGGAGCATGAATGTTTCAGGTGAACAAGAGCGCATTGATATAGAGCGAATGCGTGATTCATTATCAGCATCGCTAGCGTCTCTAGCACAAGCAATCCCACAGATGGCTATGCAAGGACAAGACCCATCAGGTATTGTGGAACAGATTGCAAAGGTTATTGACCTACGCCGTAAAGGCAATGCAATTGAAGAAGCAGTTGTTAAGGTATTTGAAAAACCAAAGCCAGCACCAACTTCTCAACAACCACAAGCACCTGCGCAGATGTCACCAGAAGAACTGGTTGCACAGTCTATGGGTCAGGCTGCTACCCCAGCAGAAGAACCAGCACCTCCAACTGAGGAGCAAGTTCCACCTGCAGGTCCTGCTGGGGGGCAACCGCCAGTCGACTTGGCTGGAATCTTGTCTCAACTTGGCGGATAGCAATGACAACAATTATTGCCGTACAATACGACAATGGTTTTGTATTTGCAGCAGATAGCCAAATCACTGAGAATGAACGCCCCTACATGCACAGTGATGTTAGAAAAATCACCGAAGACGGTGACTATGTAATTGCTGGAGCAGGAAACGCGAGACTTTGTGATGTTGTCCAGTACGGATGGAAACTACCTCCATACGATGGAACTGACGGATACCGCTTTATGGTTAGCAAGGTTATTCCAGAAATAAAAAAAGCCCACGATACAACTGGAACTACTTTAGAAAAAGATGATGGATTCTCATTCCTCATTGGTTTAGATAATAAGAT